AGCAGGAGTCGGTCGCATTGATCGCCCAGCCGTACACATCTCCAACGCGCAGCTCGATGAGGATGCTTCCCTGCACATCGTTGCCCTGGCTGGGCTGGACTAACAGCGTCTCTACGCCATTCAGCAGGAACAGCGGACGGTCAAAGAATGGCGAGTCAATAGTGGTGTAGTGCCACAGCGCGGAGTAGGTGAAGTCGCTCTCAGCCACGGCCGTGTAGGACGCGGTGTTAGAGCCGCCTCCCTCATTGGATCCAGCCAGAGTAAAGCCGCCGTCTATCTCGGTGACCGAGCCACCCTTGGTGCTGGTGAATGTCCATACCGGCATCGCCAGAATAGGCGCGACCAGAGAGCAGGTCAGGATGATCCCCAGCAGTGGGAACGAGAGCCGCTTCACTTAGAGAGCAGCGATGCGATTAGTGGCACAAGCACGCTGAACAACAGCCCTGCGATAGCCACTAGTCCTCCTTTGAGTTTGTCCACCGTTGAGCGCACCTCATCCAACTTTACGGAGTGTGCGTCTAGGCGCGCGATCAGCTGGTCAATCTGGCGTGGGGTCATCGTGACTCCATCGCGGCAAGCCGCTCTTCGAGATCATTGACGCGAGCATAGAGCGCAGCGATAAGAGCGGTTGCGTCAATGGTCTCAACGCGACCCTCGCCGTCATAGCCAACTGCGTGTGTAAGCCCAGCAGCCTCTACCTCTTCAGCGATAAAGCCAAGACGAGTAGTGCCGGCCTCATCCGCAATGGTGCTCTCGTAATGCCGTGGCTTGATCTTCCGAGCAGCCTCTAGGACGGCCTCATCAGCGTCAACGATGTTCGTCTTGTAGCGCGCGCTTGATGAGTTGCGGCGCAGGGTATACGCCGTGCCGCTGCTTAGTACCCAGATTGCCGCATTTGCAGTCGCGGTCGTCGTGCTGATGCTGTCGTTAAGGATTGAGCCCTCGGTGACGATGCTGCCGTCAGTATCTAGACCGCCGGTCATATGCGTGCGTGTGCCGTCGTCGTAGATGTAGCGGCTTGCCGTCGTGCCGTTCATAGGATAAAAACGCTCGGCATAAATGTAGGCGTAGTCGTTTGTCACATCGCCGTTGAAAAATCGGAAGACATTTGCTCCTTGCATCTGGATTCCGCCAAGGAAGGTATTGGAACTATTGCGGAAGAGCAGCCTTGGGTCGCTTCCTGCGGTGTCGTGCAAGAACACATCTCCACCAGCTACAAGCAATCGTAGGTCGCCAGTGGTGGCCACATTTGCGACATTTAGCACGCCCAAATCTGTACCGTTGGTAGTGATGTATGCGCCGTCAGGGGCAATCAGATTGACGCTCGCATCAACGCCAGCCTCAATAGTTGCGGTGGTGTTCGCGGTCAGGCTGATGTTCTCGCCAGTGCCGATGATGTCGCCAGTAGCGATCAGGTTCAGATCGCCGCCGCTCTCCATCGTATTGCTGACGGAGCCGAGCCAATAACCATTCATACCTACTACGAGATTCTCGCCAGTAGATGCGACCAGCGACAGGTCGCCGCTCTCACTGAGGATGTATGCAGGCTGGTAGGTTGCAGGGTCGCCCTTGTCGGTGAGGATCAACTCAGGCAGACCGTGCGCCAAGCGCACCTCTGTCAGATCGACTACGCGATTCGCTGACTGCGTTGCGATTGTTGCAATGGTAATCGTCATGAGCACATATGCAGCATCCGCTGGGGCCGTTGTATTGGTTAGGTCAGGAGCAACGGCGTAGAGATCTGGAGCGGTGATGCCAGTCGGACCCTGGAGGCTGTTGAATCCGTAGACATCAGACTCGAATGGTGTTCCAGTGGCGGTCACTCCATCTGCCTTGTAGAACTCGCAGGTAAGTTTGGCAGTAGCCTGCGTGCTATTCGTGCCGTTATCAAAGGTGGCCTCAGCGTAAAACGAGAACGAACGCGATGCGGACGATGCGACAGGCACATAGCGCGTGAGCGTTGCGCTCTTGCCAGTTAGAGTGCCGCTTGCCACGGTGAACCGCAGAACATTGCCGGAACCTGCGCCAGCGTCTGTGACGATAGCCGCAGTAATCGCGCCAGCGCTGTTTACATCGGTGAATGTCCAGTACGGCAGTGGATTCTCTTCAGTGATCGTGTCGCCAGCTGCGTCTGGCGGAATGGCGAAGTCGCCGTTCGCTACGCCAGCCTGAATCTCACGCAGCGCAGCTGGACCAAAGAGCAGTGCGGTCTCTCCGTCGCTCGATGTGCTGACAAGCGGTGCGCCCTTGTCGGCGTTGACTCCGCCTTCATATGCACCGAAGCCCTCTAGGTTTGTGCCGTACTTGCCCACTCTTATTCTCCTTGAATGAGGCCACGTAGCCCCTTGAGGTACTGCCGGCGGAAGTCCGCTTGAATATCGTATTGCACCTGATAGGTGCCGCCACCCTCTGCGAATCGCATTGTCACGCTAGCGATGTACAGGATCGTAGATGACAAGTCTAGCGAAGGTGCAGTCAATTTCACATACATCCCAGGCAGCCACGCCTTGACCAGCGTGTAGGTCGCAGGAGCTGTAAGTGCATACCCTTGACTGTAGCCGTATTCCCAATCAGGAGCGGAGGTCTGGCTAAGGTTAGCGCCAGCAATCGTGAAAGATACGGTTCGAACTGGCTTGCCGCGAGTCACCATCGTCGCGCGCGCCAGCGAGCCGATGGTTGCGCCTCGGTCGGCCTTTGCCACAATCTTTGGCGCGCTAAACACTTCGTGTGCAAGTGGACCACTTCGAGCAGCAAGGCCAGCGCCATTGCGACTATAGGTGCCGTTATAGGTACGGAAGTATGGGTCATTGGTTGGCGCGTTCGGCCAGGTCTGATTGTTGTCGTAGCGCGCGTAGGCAGAGTCAGCCTGTACAAAGATCCCCTTCACGATGTCTCCGTGGTCAAGGTTTACCGAAAGATCGCGTGCCAGCAAGATTGTTCGCGCGGCCGCGCTACCAGTTTGTGCCTCTGCAGGATCTGTGTTGATCTCTGCCGGAGCCGTAGCGTAGGTTGGAGCTGCGACCTTTGGTCCATAGTTCAACCTGCCGTCGTTATCAATCCAGTATCGGTACTGCACTTCTGCGATCCCACCTGCGGCCTCGGCGATCTGATCTAGTGCGCTTTGCAGCGTGGTAGCCTTGAAACTCTGCTTTCCAATCGTCTGTGCGGTGCCTGTATAGATGGCGCGCGTGGAGCCGCTGATCACGGCGGTGTTGAGGATCTGGCGCGTCGTGGCATCGTTGACTTGTGTATTGACTCTGGCAAGTAGCGCGTTGATATGGTCTCGATCTGTTGATGACGCGCCACCCTGCGTGAATGAGTCTACGAATGAGGTGGCGCGGATTCCTGTTTTACCGTTTCTGATGATGGTCTTATTGAGCCAGCCGTCGGCATCCTCACAGGTGACGCTTGCACGAGAGCCTAGGCCGTTCTCCAGCATTCGTGCATCAATGCCGGTGATGTAGCCAAGGAAGATCGGCGTGCTTGCGCTGTAGCGGCTATCAAAGAACTGGACGCGCGCATTGTCGTGGACTGCGCCAGAGCGCCACCACGCACCTGCGGCTGGAGTCTTCGCCTCAATCACATCAAAGGTCATTGAGCCACCGTTGCCGTCGCCTGACAGTTCCATTGAAAGGCTGCCAAGATCGACATACGGCGCAGTTGTAGCGATTCCAGGAAGACCAATGAGATTGATGCTGACGGTTCCAGTAGCAGCAGCCAGAGTGATCGCACCACTCGTATCGGTATCGAATCGGACTCTTGTTGAAGTTGTGCTGGCAATCGTCCACACACCATTGAGTGCAGCAAATCCTGATGGGCCAGTGAGCAGACTCACCTTGATTGACTGACCAACTGAGAAGTCGTGTGCGACTGAGAAGTCAATGGCGGCAAGCGTTCCTGTCCTACCTGCACCAGAGACGGTGGTGTTATCAACGCCAGCGACGATCAGGCTGAATGGGTTTGCCATTTAGCGACCGCGCTTGAAGGTGCCTGTTCGATTGATTGAGTCAGTCACTACGGTGTCCACCTTGCCAGTTCCAATATAGATGTTGTTGGTGGTGGTTGCCGGCGCTGCGCCCATTCCGCCTGTACCAAGTTGGACAGCTCCGCGAATGCCGCCGCCGTATTTGTCTGTCATTGGGTCAATCACTGGTGCACCTGGAATCGGCTGGCCAGTAAGTCGCAGGAAGTTTTCATAGACCTCGTTGAAGAACTTGAAGGCGGCTGTGGCTGCCTCGATTGGCCTTGTCAGTGGGGAGAAGAATGCATCCCAGAAATCGACTTGATCAACGCTCAAGTTCAGATTGAGAAGTTCTCCTGTTCTGGCGAGTTCATCCGCCAGAGGAGCAAGTTGTTGATCAATGAAACGGCCAGCGCCTGCGCCTGCATTTTCAATAACCTTGAGGAACTCGTTCACAACTGGGATGAGTACTGTTCCCATCCCAATAGCGATGTCATCAACCTTGTTCTGCATGATCTGAAGTTGATAGTTGAGACCCTGCGATTGGTACGAAAGGGCCGTATCAGTTGCCCCAGCAGCGCTTTCCATCAGTGCTAATTCCTGATTAAACTGCTCTCCGCCATTCTTCGCAAGAACGAACGCACCTCGAATGGCACGCGCATCGCCGAGCAGTTCGGCGATAACCTCATTGCTTCCGCCAGTCTTTTTGATGAGGTCAGCCATGAAGCCGTTGAGACCCTTTGTCTTTAGACCAGTGGCTGTGAAGTCAATACCAAGTTTCTCTGCCAGTTTGGTCGCCTTCGCCGTTGGCGATAGGACGGCCTGCATGATCGCGTTGAGTTGTGTTGTGGCGTTCTCCGCATCGATACCGTTCTTGGTCAGTACCGCCAAGCCTGCCGCAACATCCTCAAGGCTTACACCAAGGGGTGCGGAAAGCGCGGTAACCTTACCAATCTGCGACGCTAGTTCTGGAAAGGTGATGACACCTCGATCAACGACCTTGAAGAGGATGTCGGATACTCGCTCT